GGTCAGCACCTACACCATACCCGGCAGACGGCAAACAATACACATGGAACGAACCTACCCTAAATTGGGAAGAGGAGATTAAGCCATGACATTCGACCAATGGTTCGCCTCATTAGGCGGTGGCTATGACAGCTACGAAGACTTATTAAAAGAGTGCTGGGAAGCGGCGCAACGGGAGATTAAATAATGTCAACTACAGTCTCAGATGCAGGCATCGTCTTTAATGACGGTAGCTCACTCCCCTCAGGTAATGGGTGGTTCGCCAAAGGCGATTCAACTACTGTGGCCTTTACTAAGACGGGTGCGGGTACGGTATCAATAAAAGCAGGCACATCGGTAAGTGTATTTGGTGCGCCGTTAAGGTTCCCAACCGCCACAGCAGTCGTCATGCCAACACTCACCGCTGGCACTGACTACGCCATCTACGGCTGCACCGACGGCACCCTTCGCGCCGATGCCAACTTCTCCGCACCGTCGGGCTACACCACTGCCAACAGCCGCAAGATTGGTGGCTTTCATTATGCGCCGGGTGGCAATGCTACTGCGCAAGCGGGTGGCAATACAACGCCACAGATTAACGAGTATTCATTTTGGGACTTAAAATTTAAACCTAACGTTATTGACCCTCGTGGCATGACTTTAGTTGCTGGTGGCTTTTGGTCTGACATTTATTTGACAGGTGTCGATGCAATTACAAACGGCTCAAGCAAATACAACGTGACGATGGCTGATGGCTCAAGCCCGCCTAAAGTGCCAACTATGTTTGGCGGTAACGGCTCTACAACTTATGGGTCGTATACTTGGTTTGAATCTATGGAAATGGCTACTGCTTTTGGTAAGCGTTGCCCAACTCAGCAAGAATTTATGTCGTTGGCATACGGCACAACTGAAGCAAGCGCAATAGGTACTGACCAAGTTTCAACGGTTTTAAACGCTGCGTTTACATCTAAGTGGGGCACAGTACAGTCGACTGGCGTTTTGTGGGTTTGGGGCAGAGATAGGGGTGGCCCGTTCGCTGGCGCAAGCTGGAACGCAAATACGGAAGGTCGTGGCTCGGAATATAACGCACCTAACAGTGCGCTATTTGGGGCTTCCTGGAACGACGGGTCGCTTTCTGGCTCGCGTTGCTCGTTCTGGGGCGTCTCTGCTTCGGTCTCGCCCAACAACATTGGCTCGCGCTTCGTCTGTGACCACCTGCAACTTGATTAAAGGATACTCAATATGAAATACACAATTAACACTAGAGCAGACCTAGACGCTATTGCGGGCACAGTAGGTTATGACGAGTTTATGGCATCGTTAAAAGGTTCTATGACTCGCAAACAAGATGTACAGGTATACCCAGAGGGTTACAATCAACCAGACTATGAGGGTGATAAACTTGAGCCAATATGGGAAGATGTACAAGACCTAAGCACAATTCAAAGGTTTGGCTTTAACGAATCAGATTTTTAATTAAGGGTGGTTATGGACGAGTCACGACTGGCTAGAATCGAAGAAAAGTTAGACAGACTTGCTGATGCTGTTGTGAGTCTTGCAAGAATGGAAGAGCGCATGATCACGCTGTTTAAGCGCATGGACAATTACGAAACCAAACAGGCTTTGATCGAGATACGAATCAATGACGTAGAAAAAACTACGGTTTCACGTGGGGCTGTGTTTCGTTTGATCGACAAAGCCACTTGGATTATTGTCGGTCTTGCAGTAGCAGTCATAATTGAAATGATTAGAAAATGAAATTAGTTTCTGATGCTAACCAATGGTCAAAATGGTGGTCAGTCAGGCTTTCCATCGCAGGTGGTGTGCTGCTGACATTTTTAGAGGCGTTTCCAAATGCTGTCGCAACTGTTATCCAAACTCTTCCAGACACAATCACCGACCAAGTCGGGTCAGACATCCTTAAAGTCATCGGAATCGTCTGTGTCATTGCCAGCCCCATTGCAAGGGTCATCAAACAAAGCCGACTGGATAAGCCAAGCGAAGCAACAGATCACGAGGCATGAGGGCGAGGTACTTCACGCTTACGATGACCACTTAGGCTTTGCAACTATTGGGGTAGGCAGATTGATCGACAAGCGCAAAAGTGGCGGTATCACGCACGATGAAGCCCAATATCTACTTAATAATGACATTGCTACACGAGTAGAAGCGTTGCAAGCAAAGCTACCCTACTTTGATAGCCTCTCAGACGTACGTAAAGGCGTGCTGTTGAACATGAGCTTCCAACTAGGTATCGCTGGACTACTTGGCTTTGGGCGCACGTTAGAGATGGTTAAAATGGGTGACTATATAGGTGCTGCTGACAATATGCTTAAAAGCAAGTGGGCGCAACAAACGCCTAATCGAGCTAATGAATTAGCCAACCAAATGAGAACAAACACATGGCAATCTGGCTGAGATTTAAAGCATACATAATTGGCTTAGGGGCTATTATTGGCGCATCGTTATCCATTTACCTTGTCGGGCGTAGTCATGGCGGACAAGCTGAAAGCGAGGCTAGAGATGAATCGGACAGAAAACAAGCACGCAAGATTGAAGATAGTGCCGACACTGCTCGCACTATTACTGGCGACCCAGTTAAGCGGTTGTCAAAACACGGGCGGATACGCAACTGAGCGTAGTATTTGCAGGGAGCTTGCGCGTGACTTGCCGACTTACAGCACAAAAGATACGCCCATAACTCTCGAATCGGGCGCACGGTTTATAGACGTTTTTTATGCTGTGTGTCCTAATTGATGATGGCGACAAGAGTAACAACCCACACAAGAACATTTATAAATATGACTGTGGCTAGAAAGTGTAAGCGATTCAATGATTTTTCTCCTTTAGTTTTGCTTCTATCATAGACATTTGTTTAATGATTGTCACAGGCGAGTTGTATATCTTAAAAAATTCTTCTTTAGTAAGCCCTACCCATTCGCGCTTTGCTGGTGCTGTGTATAGATCAACGCCCCCTTCAGGGTAAGACCCTTTTGGGTAAACTAAAATGTGGCTGTAATCATTTGAAATAAATCCTTGCAAATCGGTGTCCGCAACAGACCCGAAAGGTTCTTGGGCTTTTTCGGGTTCATAATCAAGTCCTACTTCTCTTGCGTTCACAGACATCTTTTCTAATGTCTGGTCTACTGTCAGCCCACCGGGTCGGTTTGCCATGTCGTCTTCATTCCAAACCTCTGCACTCTCCTCTCCTTTAAGAACCTCTTGAATGTGTCTGTACACTTCATACCTTCCATAATTATCATCTTGGTAATCGCCCCAGCCTGCGTAGCGCATCTCAACCTCCGCGCGTCTTAGTATTGCGTACAGCAGGTCATTGTCCTCTGCTATAGCATCGTGGACTTCCATGTAGGCATCGCATTGATCTTGCATCTGTTTCATCGCAGAGTATTCTATCGGCTCGGGAATAGGTTCGTTTTTTACGTTCATTTCGCCTCCTGTTTTATTGGGGTTCCTTGCTCATCTAGCCACCAAGGCCAAGGTGCGTCAGGGAAATCGTCACGCAGACAATGTGGCGTGTTTGATGGGTAAGAGCGTTGGTTGTGTCCGTCTTTGCATAGCGCTTGCAACGGCTCGTATGATTGGCAGGTGCGACAGGTTGCGTTCATTGCGCTTCCGTAATCGCTTGTAAATTTGCGGCTTGCAATGCTTTGCTGTGTTGCTCTGCGGCTTCTTTTGTTAAGTGCGTCAATCCAAAATCGCACACCCTGCAATCATACGCATCGTTGCGCCACAGTAATGAATCCACAAGGTGTGCTGAAGCTATCCAATATTTTTGACCCTTTTCCATTAAATTCGCATCACTTACAGGGGCGGGGAATTTAACGCCTGCCAACTCGCACATTTTGGTTGGTGGGCTAGTAGGCTTGTCACCAACTGCGTAAATGTTGTCTTGGTTGATGACGAGCGTTTCTTCCCAAACGTGGCAGTAACGACTCCAATACCATAACTGTTGACTTGTGTCGTCAAGCCATTGCTTAATAACTTCTGCTTGTGGGTGTTTCATCTTATTCCTTGTATGTGTTCCAAATAACGTTGATTAACGACACGTTGTTGTTTCATGTTTCTTGCGGGTACAAGTGCACGATTAATTGCATCGTAACGCGCACCGATTGATCTACTTAAAATGTCTGCATCGCTTAACTTTTGAGCCTCAAGTCTGCAAGAAATCGGAAATTCTGCGTCAATTTCGTCACCGATACTAAACGCTGCTAGTGCCCTAGTACATTTTGATTTCTTCCAGCTTGAAACGTAAATAATTTGATGTTTTCGCAGGGTAGCAACTGCAACATTAATCGCTCGAGCAAGTAAATCGGGCAAATGCTCGCCTATAGATTCTCGAGTTAAGTTTTTATTTTTCTGCAACAATATTAAAATCTGCGATGCAGCAGAATCCTTTTTTTCAAGGTAATACTCAATATCTCTCATAATGCCCCCAAAGATTTGTAATAAGCCCATTTTTCTTGGTACTCAGGCAACTCAGAGGGTGGCACAAAGCCAAGTCGTTTAAACGTTGCTAGCACGTCGGTTGCTGCTGCGGGTGTATAAGCTACATGGTCTTTCGGGTAATTTAACATTAGGTTTCTCCTTAGGTTTTACTTCAATTTATACTTGTCCCTGCATGGTGCGCAAGCGTCACTGATCAATCTGCTACTCCACTCACCACACAAATCGCAATCACCCTCAGTGCCAGAGTCGAGCTTTGCGGCATCGCTGATTTGCTTAACTTTTGCATCAATTGCAAGTTGAGTGCGGTCACTTGCTATGTCAACGTCATCGCTCATTTGTTTTTCTCAATAAATATTTAATTTCAACAGTTTTGGTGGCTTCACGCAATTTGCTTGGGTTAGTGTTTTTAAACACTTCTAGCGCAACGGCAACAAAAGTTTCTAT